CATATACAACGACACAAATAAAAATAATCCAAAGTACCCAGAAAATAACAATTGCAAAATTGGATTCCAAAGTTTCTATTGTCTCATCAATTGTTGAATTATTATAAAATGGCGTATTATCTGATATGGTTTTATTTCTCAAATCAGTAAAAATTGTTCCTTTATACTCTGTACCAACACCATAGTATACATATCTTACATGGCTTGATTCCTTAATTGTATCGATATAATCTTCACTTGGTAAATTAATTTTGTAACTTTCAAAAGTCACACCACAGAATGAAATTTCTTTACATTTGATATCTTCACTTCCAACCCTATCCCAAGTCCAATATGTTTCTGTCCTTGTATGAGTTTGTCTTGTTTTCCCACTGCCCGTTGTATATGTAACAACTCTTGTATGCATCGTATATCGCTCTTTGACTTTTTCTACATACATATATTCTCCACCAATTTCAGGATATGTAACTGTATCTACCGCTTTTAAATCACCATATACAAACGCATTACCAACATTAGTATCCATACCATACTGAAATAAATCCTGACTTTCTATTTTGACAGCTTTATTATATATTTCGTTCTGATCCATTTGGTGTTCAGAAATCTTTGTAGAAATCAGAACACCAATAAGAATCATGACAGCAATAATCGAAATGCTGGCCAAAATCTCACGCTTAGTAATCTCAAAATTTCCAAAATCAAATCCTCTGCTATGCCTATATGTATATCCCATATTTTATTCTCCAAAGAGATGCTGCGGTGCATCAACAGACGCATTGTAGTCCAAATACTGATACTCTTGAATTTCGTATCCTAAAATATCAAGAAACATTCTCGTAGGGAATTTTCTAACGTATCTCTTATATTCCTTGATCTGTTTATTGTAATTACTGCGGTATTCAGCAATTAAATTTTCAGTCATAGATAATTCATTCATAAGTGTCTTATAATTTTCATCAGACTTTAATTCAGGATAAGCTTCTGCTACTGCCGTAATTGCCGTTGCAACATTTTCAATATCACCAGTAGATTCTCTGCCATCTACAATAGCCTTTAACGTTTCCGATTCATGGTTATCATACTGCTTTACACAATCAGCCAGGTTATATACCAAGTCAACTCTTCTCTTTTCCTGAACTTTAATATCCGACTGTGCGGTATTAACCTGTTCCTCAAATGCAATAGCTTTATTTTGCGAACTCTGAATTCCAAATACAATCATCAAAATAACTGCTAATACTCCTACGCCAATAATTAATGGCACTTTCCAATTTGTGTTCTTCATTTAAAATCTCCTTTATATGTAATATTTTTATTAGTTACACTGTAATATTCTCTTATTTATTGGGATTCCCATAGCCGAATGGCTTAGATATGATTAAAAATTTTCAAAAGAAAGATTGGTTTACTTTGAAACCACTACTTGCTCTTCTTTACAGAAGTATTATTAACTGACTTCTGAATATTCTTAATAAGCTGAATATTGTCGTTAATCATAAGTGCTAATGCTTGATCCTCTGTAAAACCAACACTTACATATGCATCAAACATATTCTTCTTAGTTCTCGCCTGAATTGCAGGATACTCAGTGTTCTCAGAATAATCCTTTGCAATAATCATGAGTTCCTTCAAAATATCATATACAGGCTCTTTGTACTTTGTAATGTATGTCTTTACTACCGCTCCTAAACTTTCTGGGTTCTCTGCTAATAATCTTAAAATTGTTTCCATGTTTAATATTCTCCTTTAATTTTTTTATTATTCTTCAAACTCACAAGTGTCACATGTCGAGAAATACTTATCGTGATCTATGCAGCATTGTGGTCTGTTGTCGTCTTCATTGATTCCAGTAATATCTTTGACAATCCCTTTGTCGAGAACTTCATTAAAGAAATCTATAACTTCTTCTTCGCCATTAAATGCGTACTTTTCATTCCAATATCTGATGTGTTTCTCTAAGAATTTAATCAAATTCTTACTGAAGATATCTGTTGGATATTCATATGTAATTTCATGTACCTTGCCATTTAATGTCTGCTTTACATTCATCTGCGAAGTAGAAAAACCAAAAAATTCAAACTCAACCTCCAATACTCCCATTTCTTCTGTCTTAAAACGAGTAGACAGATTATAATTCATCCAATCATAATCATTCAGTGTTAGATATGTATTGGTTCTATCATCTTCAATTTCATTGCTAAAAATCAAATCTTCACTTCTAATCTTTTTCAAATTCATTTGTGCTTGTCCTTTCGTATATATTATCCGACACCTGCAAATTCTCCATAATATTTCTGTCTCATTTCTTCTGCAAACTTTCCAGCTTCTTCAAGTTGGTCTTTAGAGAAAGTTCCTAAAACGACACATTTTTTATTTATTTGTATTTGCACTGTCCATTTTTGCATCTCTTTGTTCCAAGATACATTTCTATAACCAGAATTATTATTTATGTTCTTTCCTTTTCTGTTTGTTAAGTTGTTTTTATTGGAAATTATTCTGAGTTTAGACTTTCTATTATCAAGAGTATTATGTTCGATATGATCTACATATTTTGTAGTATTCATTATGAATTGATGTAATGATACTATTTTATTTCTTGGTTGTCCGTTTTTACCACCTAAATAAACGGTTGCAAATACATAATAGCTTTTAGTATTTTTTAAATATCTTGAATACCATGTATATGGGAAATTAATTACTCTTTCCAAATCTTCTAAATCTATAATTGTCCAAAGACTTTCTTTGCCATTTCTTCTTTGTAATTCGATTTTTGCTATTTGGTGTTCTTCATCTACTATATAATTATTTCCTTTCTTTTTACCGCCTGCTATAATTATCACCTCTTTTCATAAAAATCAGAAGAGTTGTTGCTTTCTTGTGAAGTTATCTATAATTCATTCTTCTCTCAACTTCCTTGTCATTTTCTTCATCGTTGAAATATTTGTAAGCAAGAGTCATAGGATAGTTAGAATCTTTTGCTCTGTTCCACATCATAAATTCACACCAGTTCGGCTCTTTGTATCCATCTTTACTGTCGTTGCACCAGCTTGGATCTTCAAACAAATCATTAAAAACGCTCTTAAATGAATTCTTTTTTCTCTGAATATTTCTATCTTTGATAACAGTTGACTTATCATATCCTTTAATTTCTACAAGAACATCTTCACAGCCTACTCTTTTACAAAGTCGTACAAACCATTTCATAAATTCTCTGTAAGTCTGTTCAAATTCTCTGTCTCTTAAACTTGCATTTACAACAAGGATATATTCGTCCTGTGTTTGTAACCTTCCTCTAGTATGACTCTTATATCCGTATCTATCTATTAAATTATTTGTCACTTCGCCAAATTCATCACATGAGCATGAACTGTTATAACCATTTTTTTGAATAATATATACATTCATATCTCTTTCGGATCCAGTAATAACAGGTAAATGGCTTAATACCGTATCAAGAATATATCTTTTTTCAGCCTGAGTTCTTCCAATAGGACTAACTGTTACGGTTCCATTTATATAAGTCCAATATGACATTTATATCCTCCTATGCTACTGCTACCGTTTTCTGTTTTGAATTTTCTTCTACATTTTTAACAAATTCATCAAAATCACGCTTCATGTATGTATAATTGATCTTCTGATCAGGACTGAAAGACGAATTATTACTTTCATACTTCTTAATCCAGTCCTCAAAACTCAGATCCTGATCATTCATACAAGCATAAGCCATAATAGCAACTAATGCAGTCTTACACGCTGTATAAACAGGAGAATCAATCTTTACACAGTCGTCTACCATATCCTCATAAAATGAAATATCCTCATCGTCTACTTTTGCATTTACATTGCTCTGAACGAATCCAATAACAGTATCATTTGTAACAGTATCCACTTCGTTAGTTTTTACCTCGCCCACATTGTTTTTAATCTGTAAATACTCATTCATCAATGCGGTATATGTATCAATCTTTGCACTAACAAGCTTTTTATCAGTAGTTCCTGGTTTCTTATCTAAAGAATCGTAGCTACGTCCATTAATTTCTTTAGAATGTAAACTTGCTACTAATTCCTTCAGGAAATCTGCAAACTTAGAATCATCCATACCAGTCTTGGCAAATTTATGAAATACAGCTAACCACACCGGAATATCCTTCTTCACTAAAATTGTCTTGCATTCTTC